GAGCTCCCTGGTCAGGTACCAAAGCGCTTTCTGTAAGTCCTCACGCGCCTCACCCTTATGACCAGCCCTCGCCACATACTTGATGACATTACCTAGACAGAAGCCAAGCCCCCACGCCTCCACAGCGTCAATCACCTCCACTCCACTCTGAGCGTGATAGTGTGATGGGTGGTCAACGGCTGAGGTGGTGGGCTCATCAGCTGTGAGGTCAACCCTATCAAGCTGATGCTCCTCAATGATGTCCTCATGGCTGAGATAGGGATAGCTAATCATTGATCTGCTTTCGGAGAGCCTCAATCTGGCCCTCAAGCTTGAGGAGCTCATCATGGTAGTCATCCAATCTCCCAATGATGTCCTCCTGCTCTTGGCGCTCAAGGTCAAAGCGCTTGTTGGTGAACTGCCACAGCATATACATGAGGCCCACAGTAACGACAGCCACAAGGTTAGAGGGGTCTAGCACCTTCTCAATGAGGTTGGGTGTGAGGGTGGGGTCAGCCATTAGAAGCTCCTTGAATTGGTTGAGATGCCAACCTTCCTGTCTCTGCTCGGTCGGCGTCTAGGAGTATACGCTGAGCGTTGAACAGCGTCAGCCCAATAGTGGAAGATGCAATCATAACGCAGGGCATCAAGAGGGTCCTCACGTCCGTCCTTCTTAGGTTGCTCTTTAGAATCCCACGCATAGCTGAGGAGCGCCTTCCTTAGGCTGTTACCAATGGCGCGCTCGCCTTTGTCCCAGACCTCCTGAGTGATGAGGTAGCGGTTGCGAGCTAAAGCGCGCTTGAGGCGCTGAACCCCATTGAGGATGTCCACCCTCACAGGGTCTGATGTGTGCCTTAACGTCATGCCAAGGCCACCCGCTCCCACCTCCTTTGACATCTCACGGAAGGCTGAGCGCCCTGTGTGGTCAGACCTAGCCTTACCCGCTTTGTCAGCCACACCGCTATCTAGCCATATTCGTGGCCCAGGAGCTGATGCCTTCTCTGAGCGTGGCCACGCCACTCTCAAAATCATCTCACACAGCTGAGCTATGGTGACCTCCTGTGGATTGATCTCATGGACTATGACTGACGCCTCACGCTCCTCATCAAACACAATGATTAGAACGCTTGGCTTCCTGAATCCCCAGTCTATAGCCACCCGCGCTGTCATCTCCTCACGGTAGGTAAAGTCATCGATGACATGTCGAGCGCTATCAAACTCTTGATAGACCAAGCCTGAGGGAGGCTTAGGCTTGTTCATCACCATAGCCTCACGCTCATCTTCAGGTAGAAGCTTGGTGGCCTCAAACCACTCTGAGCTGAGGTTGTCTTGATTCACATAGGAGGTGAAGAGGAGAGGGTGAACGCCCGCCGCCTCAGCCATTTGACACCACCACGCATCAGCCACAGGCAAGCCCACCAAGATGAGGGTGGGTGTTGGCCCTGACCTCAAGCGCCCCAAAGCTTTATGAGCCACCTCAGCGCCAAGGGTTTGGCACTCATCTATGAGCGCCACGCCTGAGGTGACGTTGATCCCCTCAAGTGGGTTGTGTGAGGCGTCACGCGTCCCTGGTCGATAGTAGGAGCGACAGAGGACCGCTGAGCCTGTGTGGTTGTCAGTCCATTTGTGGAGGGTGTGGTTGTACGTCCACCCTCTTGGCGCTAGCCACTTCTCAATCTCAGGCATGAGCACAGAGTTATAGCGTGGCGTGGTGTCTGTGATGAGGAGGGAGGTGGTACCAGGGCGCACCTTGGCAACAAACCACAGCGCGAAGATCAAGGAGCTCGTCTTGCCTGAGCCCCATCCACAGCGCGCCGCGATGATCTTATCTTTACGCCTGATCCCTCTGATGATCTCACGTTGTAGATCATTGAGGATAAAATCCTTACCTTCCTCACTCATGGGAGCTCCTAGCTCTGTTCAATTAACTTAACTAGCTCGGCCTGGTTGATCCTGAGCTTTAGCTTATGCGCTCGCTTGGTGTAGCCCCTTATCACCCCAAGCTCTGTCAGCTCCCTCAGGGCGCTTCTGGCTTTGGTCATGCCCACACCCTCCTCAAGCCAAGAATTAACCTGACTGACAAAGGTGGTTGGCTCATAGGGCCACTCAAGCACACAGTTGATCACAACCTTCTGAGCTTTGGTGAGCCCTGATGTCCTGATGAGCTCGATAAGTTGGCCGCTCGTCATGTCCACCTGAGGAGGTGAAGCGGGCTGAGGAGGGGTGACAGGCTGAGCTTGGCTGACCTTCTTAGGTAAGCTCACCACGCTGAAGAAGTCATATGGGTTCACCATGTCACTCATGGCGCGGTCGAGCTCACCAAGTGAGGACCAATAGCCGCGTCCCATAGGGGTGTGCATTCCTCCCACGTCCCTTCCCCACACCATGAACACGCTGAAGGGCTGTGAGTGGTGGAGAGTAGTGCTCTGTGGTGGCGCTCGATAGATCCCCAAAGCCACCACCCACAAAGCGTCAGCGCTCTTGGCTGCCTGTTGGAGCTCAAGGAGGCGTGAGCCCATATTCTCCAAGGTTTGGCCCATGATATCATAGGGCTTTGAGATGTCCTCAACCTTGACGTAGCGTGTCTTGACCTCAAGCGCCGCCACCACCTCAGCGCCACGCTTTGCAAGGATAAGGTCACAATACTGACCAGGGTCTGGCCATTGAGGGTGGTGGGCTTCAAGTGGGTGAGGTGTCTCATGGAAGTTCCCCCACCTAGCGCTCTCAATAATGCTGATGAGTAGACCTTGAAAACGATTGTGAATCCGTGTGGTTGCCCTGTTCCTATCCTGCTCAGTCCAAGCGGGCGTCAACATGGGACGGTTGATTTGTAGAGTGTGGTGTGTCATTTCATTCCTTGGCTGCTTGACGCCTCCCCCATGTGGAGCTCCTCTGGTGTACATGTGAAGCGTGGGGGAGGAGTTGGGTTTTATGATGCCAGCTGTTTAGCGTGGCGCTTAATGTAGTCCATAATGAATGGAATACAGGATTGGTGGAACCATTCACCATGAGAGTGAAGGCCACGCGTGGTGAGGTCTAAGTGTATGTCTTTTTCAAAGATTGCAGCGCCTGCTATGTAGCGATCAATGGTGAGTACTAGTGGCGAGCCCACTTGCAAGTCTCTCAGTCTGCGAGAAGGAGCCTTGGAGATTCCAACCTTAACCAAGTCACAGCCCTCAGCCTTGATTATATAAAGGTGATAAGGGCCTTTAAGTCCAACATCAATCCTGTTCGGAGCTATGGCTTCATCAGCCTCTACCTTGCGAACGCCTGAGCTATCATACTGATGAACAGCATTTATTTGGTCTGCAAAGTCTTTGTTTTCACGCTTCCATTTATACACAACGGTGTCAGATAGACGTGCATCCTTACAGGCTTTTCTAAAGGTGTGACCTTGGCTCAACCGCTTCAAGAGTAGGCTAATCTGTTGCTGAAAGCTTGGATCGCATGGCCCTGTTAGCTGTGGATGTGCCTTTAACCTGCCAGGTTGATTCTTGGGCGCTAGATCGTTGACTAAAGCTCTAAGCTCATCATCTTTGGCCATGCAATCATAAAAGGTCTGACGTGGTATAAGCAGACGTCGGAGAGCCTGTCTAATGGAGTAACCAGATTGCAATAGCTTCAACACATCTGAATACTGATGATGATTGAATGACTCACCTTGATCCTTAGGTCTTATCATTATGCTTTGGCATCGGTTGATTTGCCTACTGAATGTGGGGTTGTCCCTGATCCAATTATAAACGGTTCTGCGACTTATATTGGCAATAAGGCAAGCATGATCAAGAGTGTGAGCACACTCCAATGCTTCAAACAGCACCTTTAAGCGCTCTGAGTTCTTGGTGGAGTATGGGCCTGAGTTTGGTGACTCCTGAATCTTTCGTTGCTCTCTTGCAAAGCTAAAGAGTGGTAGCTCAGCTGTTGTCTCCATTGTCATTGTGATCCTCCATTATTACGTTCGTCTGTTCAATCATGGCGATGACCTCAGGGATGCCATCAGCTTTCTTAGCTGTGATCTCCACTTCCTTCTTGTCACCATACTCCTGAGGAAAGCGGCGCGCCATCATCCAAGACAGCGCTCGCCAATCCTTGTCATCACTCTGGGAGGTGGCTTGCATCATGGCCACCTCGATAGTCCCAAGCCCCTCATCAGTTGCCTCTTCCACCATCTCCTTGATCTCAGGATAGGTGTCCATCCAGTCATAAAGCGTTCTCCTTGGAAGGCGTGAGGAGCCACAAGCACCACGGATGGATTGACCATCTCTAAGGCGCTCAAGGAGCTCTATAAATCGAGGGTCTCGCGCGCGCACGATGGCGGTGCGGTTTTCTTTATTAAGAGCCTCAACGTCACCCACCTCACGCGCCGCTAATCCCTTCAAGTCTGCTGTCTTAGTCATCTAAGTACCCTCTCAAGTATGCCCTGGCTCGCCTCATCCCAGAGTGGATGGTGTTATAGTTGATCCCATGCTCCTTGGCTGTCTCCCTGATCTTCAGATCACCATAGTTCAACAGGTGATTCATGGCGATGGCCTCAAGTGGGCTTCTAGTCAGGCTCATGAGGTGTGGCTTGTCCATCTCATGAATCCACTCAGCCTCCTCATGTCTCCTGTCTGACCAAAGTGAGGAGCGCTCATTGATATGGCCATATTCTGTTGATTGGAGCTTGCTGTGGCGCTTGCCATCTCGCAGATGATTAAGAGCGCGCCGCTTCATGGTGGACATGATCGCCGCGTCAAACTCTTGATCAAGCCTAACCAGCTGATAGCCCCTGTTGAGCATGTAGATGCACGTCTCAGAGTAGATGTCCTCAGCGTCCCATAGCTCAAGCTGATATTGGCGCTCAACAAAGCTTATTAAGTAGTCACGCATAGCTACTAGGCGGTCACCCATCAATCTCTGTCTTTCAGTCTCGTCCATCAAGTCAATCCTCTCCTCAAGGGAGCTCCATCAGTTCAAGGCCATGAGCTCCCATCAGGCGACCAGGTGGCTGGTCCTTGGTTGCTTATGGCGTTACGCTCGGTTTGCTTAGAGCTGACAAATTGCCAAGTGTCAATCACCACGTCAACGTCTAGCTGTTTGACGCCATTCTTTTCCCATGTATTGGTTTTGAGCTTGCCTGTGATGGCGAGCGTGTCGCCCTTCTTCACATGGCTCAAGATAGCCTCAGCGGTGCGCTTGAAGGCCACACAGTTGAACCACTGTGTGTCCTTTTCCCCACCCTTCTTCCTTGAATCCACAGCCAGGCTAAACTTAGCTATTCCACCATCAGCGCCCCGCGCCTCTGGGTCCCTGCCAACGTTGCCAATCAAGATAATATGATTCATAATCTCTCCATCAAATGGGGTTAGTGAGGGTGATTGAGGAGGCAATGTGGCCACCCTCAAGCCCTCGGTCCCTTAACACCTGAGAGGTATACATGATGGAGAATCATAAAACAATAGGTGCAGGTGGTGTGACCTTGGTTGACGTGATGGGTGACCCCCTCAGCGTGGTCAACGCGGCGCGGGTGAGCCTTGGCAAGCGCTCAGAGGAGATGGATGAAAAGGATTGGAAGCTGGTTCACTATCTGTGGATTCATGAGCACACCTCACCATTCAGACACGTTCAATTTCAATTCCATGTGCGCGCTCCCGTCTTTGTGTTGCGGCAGTGGATGAAACACCAAGTGGGCTGTGCATGGAATGAGATCAGCGGGCGTTATGTGCGCTTTGATCATGAGGCATGGGAGCCTGATGAGTGGAGGCGAGGCGCTGAGCATATTAAACAGGGGAGCGCGGGGCCTATGGGTGAGGATGACGCGCTCAGAGCTGGGCTGATTTATGACAGGGCGATTGAGGCGAGCTTCAAGGCTTATGAGGAGCTCCTCAAGGTGGGTGTGGCTAAAGAGCAAGCGCGGGCTGTGCTTCCCCTCAGCCTCATGTCAGAGTGCTATTGGACCTGCTCACTCCATGCCCTCATCCACTTCCTCAAGCTCAGGCTTGCCCCTCACTCACAGGCAGAGATTAGAGACTATGCGAGCGCGGTCAGAGAGCTAGTCATGGGAGTGGATGGGATGAGCCGCCTCTTGGCTTACTGCATTTGAGTGGTAGCTCCCTGCTATGAGTTGAGCCTAGCATGACATGATCTACCTAAATCTGACCCTACCCACCTTTAAAGCTAATTCATCATGATATTCGCGCCACCTTGACCCCAATAACCTCTGTAAAGCCATCAAGGTTGATAGCTCTGGCTCATGCACCCATCTGTGTAGCGTGGATCTACTCGGTGTGTTTCCATAGAGAGTGGTGATGCCATGAGCTATGCACCGATCTCGGATCATTGAGAAGGTGGCGCCCTCTCGATGCCATGTCTTGATCATGAGGAGCTTGGCGCGCTCGTCTGCGATGTCATGAGCTAGCTTGATGATCAGGCTAGGGGGGAAGGTGCGCGGCTTGTTGTCATACGAGCGCGGTGGTGGCCTCTTGGGGCGCTGTGGTTTGCGAGGTTTAACGACACCTTTACACCACTTATTGAGAGTGTTGAGTGATGGGTTTGTGCCCAGCTGTGTGGTGTAGCCTAACTCATTACAGCGCGCTTGAATGTCGAGATATGAAAGGCCCTGAGCGCGCCAAGCTCTCACGACCTTTCTGACCTTAGCCCCATCCATCATCAACCCCCGCTCGCCTGTCATGGCCCACCATCTTCACAGGCTTACCGAAGATAGCGCCAAGCCTAGACCTCACGGCGCTATTATTGTCACAGAGGTCTTTAGTGATGACGCGTGGGGTGAGGTTAGAGGTACAGACCACAGCGAGGCTCTTAGCCGCCCACCTGTCATAAATAGCGCCGATCATCTCCCTAGTCTGACTCTTGTACCAATCTGACCAGCGCCCACCACCTCCAAGCCCTCCAAGCTCATCGAGGCAGAGGAGGTCAACCCGCTCAAGTATCTGATGGAGGTTGAGCCCCTCAGCCTTCCAAGATGCTCTGAGGTCGGTGAACCAACCCTCATGAGTGAGGAAGAGAGCGCGCTTCCCTTGAAACACAGCGTGTTTGGCTAGGATGTGGAGGATGGTGCTCTTACCGTTCCCAGGTGCTCCCCACAGCATGACGGCGGGCTTGTCAAGCGGTTGAGTGTGGCCATGAATCCAATCGAGCACAGCGCCCACGCGCTCCCTCTGCTCTGGGCTGTCCCACTCATAATCATTGAGGGTGTGTTGGTGAGCCACATAGGGGAGCTTGGCGTCCTCAAGGTGTTGGAGACGCTTCCTGAGCGGGTGACAGATTGGACAACGCTTAGCGGTTGGAGCGATGTCAGCTTGTCGCTCAGTATAGACCCACCCATCATGAGCTGTGCATTGATCACAGTATGGAAGGGGATTGGTGGTGAGGTAGCCTGAGGAGCTCACCCACTCTGAGGGTGGGAAGTTCTCAGCGTTGAGGCCATTGTAGTTGATCACCATGTGTTGCTGTCTCCATTGTTCGTCTGTCCACTTGTCAACCATGCCTGGTCAATCTGCCTGATCCTGATCTGCTCCTCAACGCTTACAGTCCTCACTTTTGAAGGCTCAGGAGGTGGTGGAGGTGTTGGCTCTGTGACCTCACGCCCCGCTTGGATCATGACCCAATCAATGGCTGAGCGAGGAGCTATGAGCTCATCCTTCATTTGCTGATAGAGGTGATCACCTTGGCGGGTCCACAGGGCGTCTCTTATGAGCTGAGTGTCAGGCTGACCAACCACCTTCAATACTTGGCGCTTGTAGTCGAGCTCATCATGAATCTCATCAATAAAATATAAATTACCCTCTCGGCGCTCGATCATGGGCTTGGGCTCTGGCTTGGTCACTTGCTCTTGATGAGCTCCCCAAGCTCGATCCCACTCCATAGCTTTGACCTGCTCAGGCGTGGGCTGATCATCTGAGCAGATGAGTTTAGAGTGTGGATAGGTGTGAGGCTCATCCATGCTCACGTTACGCTTACACCTCTCACACCACTCAAAGCCATCCTCAAGGATCCCGCGCTTCGCGCGTGGCTCAGGCTCAGGCTCTGAGCTATTGATATTAGATTGTTCTATATTGATATTAGATTGATCTATATTGATATTGGGTGGCGAAAGTGACACCCCACCTGTGTCACTTATGACACTGCCCCAGTGTCCTTTATGACACCCCTCCTGTGTCACATCTGACACCCCACCTGTGTCACTTTCGCCACTAGTGTCATTTTCGCCACTAGTGACAGATTTGGCAGTCTCACCACTTTTGTCACCCATGTCATAAACGCCACTAGTGTCATTTTCGCCACTGGTGTCGCTTGTGACACTCACAGGGTCAATCTTAGCTGGTGGTGTAGTCTGTGGCTGACCATCAAGGATGCTCTTGACGAGCTCCACATTCAAGCGGGTGTCAGCCTTATGGTGTAGGCGTGGGACATCTGAGCGAAGCTCAACCATGCGTTCAAGCCACCCTGCTCTCTTGAGTGATGCCAGGTGACGCTTCACCTGTCGCTCACCCTGGCTTGACACCTTGGCAATATCGCGAGCGCTGACCTGACCTGTCCAAGTGTGCCAATCAAGGCGGGTACACAGCATGATCAGGGTATACTTTTGCGCCGTGGTTAAAGTCTCATCAAGGCCAATCGCCTTGCGTACATCAAACTCTTTCATAAGAGCTCCTCTCGTTTGTGGTGCTCTATATATAAAGCTTTTGTTTGGCTCGGTCAACTTTAGTTTGTTGACCGTGTGAAAATATTTGTTGACTTGGTGTGTGGAGTGTGGCACAAGGAGTCATCACCACATCACAAGGAGCCATCATGAAAGAGCGCCTAAAGAAAGACCTCAAAGCAGGTCGCTACAACTTTGGTCACCTAGCAGAGGAAGCCAATGTCAACCGATCCTACTTGAGCCAGATTCTCAACGGATCAGTCACACCATCAATCAAGGTCGCGACCTTAATTGCTATGGCAGCCAACCGCCTCACGGGGTCCACCACCTACACCCCTGATATGTTCATCACCATCACCAAGGAGCTCCACCAATGATCACCACCATCTTTATCTGTTGTCTCATCGCTATCTTCTTCAGCGCTTGCGCTCTCATCGCTGACAAGCTCACACAGCCAGCACCTGAGCCAAAGCGTGAGCCCCTCCCCTTCACCTCTCGTCATCTCAAGCCCAATGAGATAGCCACCCTCATTCATCAACTGTACATCATTGACAGCATCCACCCTATCACTCCTGAGAACTACCATGATGAGACACGCCTCACCCTTGAGGAGCTCATCAGCGCTCGCCTTGGCGTCAAGTTCCAACTCACCTCAAGGGATTGGTTCCACATCATGCGCGCCTGGTACGTCACAAGAGGACAAGACAGCGCTGAGCGTATCGAGCGCCTTGACCTCCGTCTCAAGCTCAACATCTGACTCACACCACACCCAATGAAAGCAGCCACTATGACTATCTACACACCACGCAACCTATCAGAGGCTAAAGAGATTGCCTCACTCATCTCACCTAAGCCTCAAGACTGTCTGAGACTACACGCCGCCTTTGGCTCCCACTTTGGTGGTGACATGGCGGTCACTCAAGCCAATTGCTACATGTTGAGCGGTAAGCCCTCACTCAACGCTGATGCCATGGCGGGAGTGGTCAGGCGCTCTGGGCTCTGTCGCTTCATGCTTATCAGCTCATGGGACAATGAGCATTGCACCTATCAATGTGCTCGGCATGATGAGCCTGAGAGCATTGTCCACACCTTCACCTATACCATAGCCATGGCTAAGGCTCAGGGCTTGACCCGCAACCGCAATTGGTCCCAGATGCCCATGCAGATGTTGAGAGCGCGAGCGCTCACCATGGCGCTGAGGGCGGTCTATCCTGATGCGGTGTCTGGTATGTATTCACCTGACGAGCTCGCTGACAACATGAACATGAGCGACAGCGAGCGCGCCAAGATCAGCGCTGAGAGCTTAGGTGAGGAGCTCCGTGAGCCTACTGAGCAACCACGCCCCATGAGCGCGCCACCTCAGCCACCCTCACAACACCAGGCGATTGAGAGCGCGCCACCTGAGGACGCTGACACGCCACCCGCGCTCAAGAAGCTCAGCCCTGATCAGCGCCCCAATCCTCAGCATGTGGTGACCCGCCTCTTAGATGTGGCCACTATGGGCGCACTAAATGAGGAAGATGGGAGCGTTGAGCCTTCTGATTGGGATGAGGACGACCTCAAGCTAGTGACCGAGCGCGCCGCTCAGGTCAAGACATGGAAGGACGTTGAGGTCTACGCTTCAGCGCTGTGGGCTGTGGCGTCTAAGCCCTCCAACGCTTGCCCTGATGAGCTTGATGAGCTCCTCAAGACTATCAAGAGCCTGGGCTATACAGAGGCGCGCTTGGGCATCTTCTGAGCTGAGGCTCAGCGTGGCGGGGCATACGTCACCACCCCATGACTTGATGGAGAGTAAATCATGAAGAAGAACACAGGCCCATACGCAGACAAGAACAATGCAAAGTTGACCAGATTGTTTATAGAGCTGAGGTCAGGTAAGAATCTTGAAGAGGCGTGTAAGAAGGTTGACCTATCAATTGGGACAGTTCGCAAATGGCGATCCAAAAACCCAAAGTTTAAGGCTGAGATAAATAGACACCTGAGAGCATATCAACGACCTATCAAATTAAAAGCATCAGAGGATCCGACACTAATCTTGGAGCTCTTGGCTTTAATCAAAGAAGGCAAAACAATTGGGTTCGCTCTTGAGTCTCTAGGCTTAGACCATAGTGATTATTATAGGTACTCAAGAGAGAGCCAGTTTTTTCGTGAACAATATGAGTATGCAAGGGCCATTAGACCTCCCTTTGCTCCAACGGTTGACATAGATCTATCATGGAATGAGATAGATCTTGGTTTCACATCATCATCCCACCTCTACTTTATGCATGTGGTAGGGTCTGATTTGATCAAGATAGGAATATCAAAAGATCCAACCAGCAGATTAAAGGGTATCTGTGGCAGTTGCCCATACCCTGTTAAGATTGATACGCTGGTCATCAATGGCGGAATGTATGAGCGTCCAATACACCAGATGCTATATGAGGCTGACTTATACTCTCATGGTGAGTGGTTCAAAAAAGAAGGTCAAGCTATAGCTTTAGAGTATCTGAACGCTGAAAAGATCAAGCTTGACGCTCAACCCCAACCTATGTCATAAAGACCACCTCCTTGAATGGAGCTCACCTTTTCGGCGAGGTGATCTACATAGCCTCTAAGCGTCTACTCTTTAACAAGGGGAGGCTCAACGCTTAGGGGCTTTCTTATATCAACAGGCGAGCGCCCCATAAGCGATGACCGCCACCAACGCAAAGGCCCACGCGTTGTCTCCTATCCTGTCAGCTATGGGGTCAGCCCAATAGCTCAGGAAGCAGACAAGGATGAGGACAAGGGCGCTGTGTGTCACGTTGTGATGGTGCATTGACCAGAGGAGCAAGCTGGCTCAAGTTGAGCGTCATAGTAGTCACTATCAAGATGGTGAAGGTCTACACCTGACCAATCAATCTTAGCAAGCCTGTTCCACATCTCCTCAGCCTCAGAGCCCTCCTCTACAGTCTGATAGGGTGCTAGGTTGTAGGCGCTGTCACCAAACCAACCAAGGAGCGCCACGCCTCTGAGCTCGCCACGCGCCTCCCACAGGAAGTCAGCCACATCATCCCACTCATCATCCTTGACTGTGCATGTGTTGGAGACGTTGTGTGTCAGGCCCTCCACTCTGGTCTGCTCACTCCCTGGCTTGACCCAATGCTGATACACCAAGCGTACACGCTTGAGGTGGTCAAGCGCTGTGTCATCCTCTCTAGTGAGAGCTCCCTCAGGAGCTGAACAGGCAAAGGCCACCACGCCTGTGTGCTCATCGAGCTCCACACACGCCTCAGGTACTTTGGCCCACAGCTCAGCCCACACAGGATTGACCCGCGCTATTCTCATGCGCCTGATGTAGCGCTTGGCGTGGAAGGCGTGAACCCCTGCGCTTGTACCTGCAACCGTTGAGGTGTTCCCGCTTGGCTTGATGGTGGTGACGCGTGAGGCGGTCTTGATCCCAATGGCCTCAGCTGTCTTGGCGTTCTGCTCAACACAGACCCGCGCCCCCTCCTCGAGGAGCTCAGGGTCAAACATGAGCTCAGGAGCTGAACACATGCCTGTGATGCTGACACCAATGAGCGCCTCTTGTCTCAGGATGACCTTGGTGGCCAGGAGGAGGTAGCCTTGATGAGTGTAACCAGCCTGAAGTGTTCCAATGTGAGCGGCGGCCTTGCAAGCCTCAAGGAAGTCCTCACGGCTCTTGATCTTGGAGGCGTTGATCTCTGTGAGGTTGCAGACGCTCCACCCTGAGGTCCACTCATAGCCAATCCGCTCATAATGCTCACGGCGCTCGAGGAGCTCTAAGCTGACATGGGTGACCGCCTCACCCTTAGGGTCTGTGATGATGTAAGGGAATAGACCAATCTCAGCACATGGGTTAGTCCCATGATGCTCATTGGCTTGCCATAGCACACCAGGCTCACCCCATTGACGCGCCATCTGCACAACGTGGTCCACGGTCGAGCGCTCAGCCTCTGTGATACTGAGCCCCGCTGAGATGTTGGCATAGGCTCTCTGTGGATGGTCAACGTACCAATCCCCTGTTTTAGCGTTCATCATGAGGTGGTCATCCTCATCAAAGATAGCGATAGAGGCTGAGCGCCTCACGCCACCTGACAGGACCGCCTCACTCAGCAACATCATGATGTCAAAGGCGTCAATAGACCTGAGCCTTGGCATCTTCACCAAGACTAAACGGCTCAGTAGCTTGTCAATCTCCTCGAGCGCCTTGGCTAGAGGCTCATGACCTGGGGCGTTCCCACCTGAGCTGATGGGAGCTCCCTTCTTCCTGATGAGGCTGAAGTCAAACTTAAAGTCATAATAGTCCTCATAGTATCCCCTGTGAAGGTAGCTCTCGATGAGGAGATTCACAGCGTGAGCCCATCCTTCAATAGAGTCACTCACCATGTGTCTCCTACGCTCACGCCTGATCATCTCTGAGGGAGCGAGGAGGCGAGGGAGGCGCTTGAGGTCTTTAGCCCTGAGGCTGAAGCCTGTTCCACAGCCTGAGAGGAGAAGCCAGAACGCCTCAGCAAAGAAGCGCGGGCGGTCACATGGGGAATATGTACAGTTGTAAATCCTCATGTTATTTCGCTCGATAGCCTTCCCACCAAACTGTGTCGAGCGTTGGCTAGGAAAGACCCTTTGTTGTCGTACTAACTTAAAGGCGGCCATTGTCTCACCCACCACCTGAGGGTAGCGCTTGAGGTGCATAGCCTCCACTCTACTGACTGCATGGTCCCAAAGCTCACGGCCACCGCCACCCACTAAGGGGCGGGCGTATTGAGCAGAGAAAGCCACCTGACCTAACAGATCATTCTGCATGGTTCACCAATCCTTAAAGGGGCTGAGCCCCTGGTCTAGTCTATCTGCTAATCAGATAGATAATGGTCACAGTAGTGGAGAGGCTCAGACCAAGCGTGGCCCCTCTCCACCACCACATATCATCCCGCGCTAGGTCGCGCTCCTCAATCGCCTTGGCTGTGAGCTCCTTGAGCTTGGCTTGCTCCTCAAGGTAAGCCTCATGAACAGCCTTGTGATTGTCTTGAACCTTGCCCAGCTCCTCAATGAATGAAGCCTTGAGAAGGTCAATCTTCCTGGTCCAATACTGTTCTGAATTAAGGAGGTCAGATTGGACACGGGCGAACTCACCAAGCTCAAGACAGAACTCATCAGAGGGCTCAATGTAGCGCGCCGTGATAACCTCACCTGTAGTGAGGGTCAGAGGCTCACTTAACTGAGGGAGCGGAGTGAGAATCGTTAATAGGCTCAGGAGGATAGGTGTCATGTGAAGCCTCACAGATGCGACAGCGGAGCGCCTTATACTTGTCTAAGGTGAGCTTACAGCGCTCACGCTCAAGGCGGACCTGATCATCACACCTAGATGGTAGGTTCGTCAAGAGCTCCCTCTCACAGGCTTGGCGCTTCTCAATCGCTACACTTAAAGCCTCCTCACAGGTGCCACAGTCTACCTCTGTACAAGAGACACCAATCCACGCGCCACCACCAATGGCGAGCACAGACCACACAGCGATGATAAAGAGCGCCTGAGTGAGCGTGAGGTCATGGGGGGGGATCATTTGGCAGTCTCATAGACTGAGAGCATTCTCTCAATCCGCGTGAGCTGAGCGCCAAGCGCCTCAAGCCTAGTCTCGATCTTAGCGCTTTGAACTTCCATCGCTTGAGTCCGTTGGCTGACGCTCTTGACCTCAGCCTCAAGCTTCATGATCTGAGCAGACTGTTGATCAACCCTGTTTTGTAGGGTGCCAATGTCCCTCATGGTGAGCATCACCCAACCAAGCACAGGGATCAAGATGACTGTGAAGAGGTCTTTTAGTTTTTCCCAATTCATGACGTCTCCTAATCAGGGATCGAGATAATCTGCACCGCCGCGGGGTGAGATGTGTTAAGGTTAAATGCTACAGAGGTGCCACCATCTGAGGCAATCGTTCCAAGCTTGAGCTTGACCGCTACTGATGTAGTGATGTCACTTGAGGGGATAAATACCACAGCTTCAGGACGATACATGGGATCTTTGCGAATAAGCGCCCATGTCGCATTAGTGCCCAGGCTTCCCTTTGCTGTTCTCATCTTTGCCTTAAAGCCAGCGAGCGCCCCCCCAACCTCCCATTGATGCTCAAGGTCAAGGTAGTTAAACGTGCTCGCTTGCTGCATGTTGATAGCGCCAATTAATAGATAACTACGCCCAGCCGCCAAGGTGAATGTGACGCTATCAGTTCTAGTCACTCCCTCGCCTGTATAGGTGGGTGTTGTGTAAGTAAAATACCCGCTTGACTCGCCACTAAAATAATGGGTGCTTACGTCAATATTAGATCTACTATAGTCTGGTAAATAACTCATGTTAGAACCTGAATCCCACTAAGCGATTGAAATTAGCGGTCTGATCATAATCATTGTAAAGGAAGGTGCAACGAATCGTAGAACTCACAGTCGCGCCTGTCTTATTAACTCCATATGCAATGTCACCCCCTAGATTTTGGTTGTAAATCCCTGTGCGCCCGCTTGCCTCAATGGAGCTCGCCTTGTCGCTCAGGCTTGTGCTGTTAAAGCTCAAGTTAAAGCTGTGGCGCTCATCAGTATCAGCCCCATCTTTCACAGATCGGCAATCTGCCCACATAAACGAGTTGTACTCAAAATAAAGGGTTGAGGTGCCTGTCTTGGTGATATTCCTAGCTGTGTTAAAATCAAGATCATAGCTTGTAGCTGACTCATTCTGAGCTGTTGAATTATAGGCGCTAAATACGGAGACTAATGTCTTAGGTACAAGATAACTCATTTTAAAGCTCCATTATGATGAGATAAACACCATCAGCCCTGAGGGTGCCAGTCGCGCCTGTGCTCACTACATAGAACGAAACAGAGCTAGACAGCTCAAGATGGGCTTGCATTAACAAGCTCCCTGAGTTGTTCACATCACAAGTAGATGCGCCCATCCACCCATCGGCAATCGTGAGCTCTGTTGATGTGGCGTTATCATAAAAGCTCATCGTGTATGTGTCATCTGTGGTGTTCTTATCAATCGCCACAGATCCATAAATGATGTAGTTTCCTGCCGTGAGCGTTACCACATTAGAACTCAAGCTCACTCTTGATGTGCTGGGGTGGCTGTGCGTGATGCTGTTAAGCGTCACAGTTGCCCCTGATGAGAAAGCTGTATTAGAGCTCAAGCTCACCTCTGTGAACTTGGCTGTGGCCTTGGCGGGTGTTAGCTGATACGTCATGGTCTATCCTCCTTAGATGATAAACCAGCTTGAGCCATCAGTCACCAACGTCAAACTTGACTCTTGTGTGTCAAGGTCAAAGGTGGTCGCACCGTCAATCGTCTCTGTGCCATTAGGGTCCACAGTCACAGTAAACCCGCTCGCTCGATTCTTTATGTTGTACTTGAAGCCGCTTCCACATGTAGCAGCTGCGACAAGATTGACGGTGATGTTTGCGCTCGGTGTGTAAATGTAGACCTCCTCAATCCCAGAGGGTGAAGTCAGCGTCTGATCAGTTGCAGGTGAGGAGACTGTGACGCTAGGAGGTGAGGCGCTCGCTGTGACACCTGTGAGAAGCGAACCATCAACCGCAGGCAACTGAGCCGAGCCGTTAAGCTGAACGACATTATTTGCCGAGGTGCCGACATCGAGCGCCGCCGCTGTCCCTAAGGTAGGCGTACCTGTGAGGTCTGAGTAAGCGCCTGTGGTCGCTACTGTGGCGAGCGTTGGCGTTCCTGTGAGGTCTGAATAGGCCCCTGTGGTTGCTACTGTGGCAAGCCCTGAGATGTCACCCGCTACCAAGGTGACCGCGCCTGTCTTGCCCGCTACTGATGTGACAGGAGCTGATGGAAGGTTGGTGAGTTGTGAGCCGTCAACAGCTGGGAGCTTAGCGGTCCCATCAAGCTGGACCACATTCCCCGCCAAGGTGCCAACGTCCTCAGCCGCCGCTGTGCCAAGCGTTGGCGTTCCTGTGAGGTCTGAGTAGGCCCCTGTGGTAGCCACAGTTGCAAGGCTTGGTGTCCCACTTAGGTCAGAGTAAGCGCCTGTGGTCGCTACTGTGGCAAGAGTTGGTGTCCCTGTTAGATCAGAGTAAGCGCCTGTGGTCGCTACGGTTGCCAAGCCTGAGATGTCACCCGCTACCAATGTGACCGCGCCTGTTTTACCCGCTACTGATGTGACAGGAGCCGCTGGGAGGTTGGTCAGCTGTGAGCCATCGACAGCAGGGAGACGCGCTGAGCCGTCAAGTTGCACCACATTCCCCGCTAAGGTGCCAACGTCCTCAGCCGCCGCTGTCCCTAAGGTGGGCGTCCCACTCAGATCAGAGTAAGCGCCTGTGGTGGCCACAGTTGCAAGGCTTGGAGTCCCACTCAGGTCAGAGTAGGCGCCTGTGGTCGCTACGGTTGCGAGCGTGGGAGCTCCTGTGAGGTCAGAGTAGGCTCCTGTGCTCGCCACAATTGCCAAGCCTGAGATGTCAGCGGTTGAGAGGGTGACCGCGCCTGTTCGCCCCGCCACGCTCGTCACGCTGTCGGTGTTGTCCACCTTGTCAATCTTGGCAGGGTCAAGGGTGCCACCCATGTCAGCATTGATGAGGAGGTGGTCACCCACCGCCCATGTCTGCCCCTGGTAGGTTCCCGCCACGCTGATGATATACAGGTCACCCTTGGTGGCGTTGCTCAGGTCAGCGGGTGCTGAGGCGTCAAAGGTGCCCTGATAGGTCACACCACCAACCACAGCCGCGTCTACCACGCTCTTGGTTTTAGCGGGTGTCATGGCTGTGAGGTCATTGGTTCCCGCTGTGGCCTCTGCTGAGGTTGCAATCCTGATCTTTCCTGAGACTGTCTCAGATGCGTCAGGGATAGAGGAGGCTGAGGGAGGAGGTAAGAACATAACAGACATGGTGGAGCTCCTTAGATAGCGCTAAAGCCAGCGATGACACGGACTGTGTCAGCGGCGTCATTCTTCTTGTATGCGATGGTGAGAACTGACGTCCTCAAGGTGCCAAGGTCATCTGAGAAGATTTGACCCACAGCAATCTCATTAGTGGTGGCGTCCCCTGCACCTGTGCGCGCTCGATACTTGATAAACATCACATCTGAGCCCTCATTGGTGAAGCCAATCCACTCAAAGGCCAACCCTGAAGCACAGGCGCTCCCTGTGGTGACGTCAATGAAGTCAGCTGAGGTGAGGTTGTTCCAATCTGTGTTGGAGACGGTTGAGAGGTCGATTGAGCCACGAATTGAGCCGCTGATGATGGGCTCAGTCACTTTGAGTCTTGCCATGATTAGTCCTCGAAATCTTCTGAGAGTAGGCGGTAAATGTGAGCCACGCTATCCATTGAGCGCTGACGCTTGATGACACCCTCAATCCTGCCCTCTGGCCCCTCGCCATGAGCGTTCCCCTCTATGGTGTCGAATAGTCCCATATCATCAGGTGATGATACCACTAGGACAATGTGATTCCCCTGAACAGGTGAGCGGTCATCTGAGGTGAACACAGTCACAATGTCCCCAGGCTGTGGCTGTTCCCCATCCCTACACCGTGAGGTCTTGCCCCAATTGCTCCACATCCTGTAGCAACTTGGAAAGATCTTTTGACGGATTGAGGGGAGCACAGACCGCCCATAGGCAAAGGCGGCAAACGCTCCACACCATGAGAATTGGCCGTTGCGTGTATAGTCAGCCTCCCAGCTCCATCCAATGCCTTCTGAGCTCTTGATGTATGTGTTGATCCTCTGCCAATCCCCGCCATAGTTTGGCTCTGTGACGTTGCGCTCCCACTCAGCCTGGGCTCTGTCGAGCGCCTCACGGCTCTGAGGTGAAGCATAGACTGTGCGCTCAGGGCGTGAATCAACCTCAAGCGCCTTGAGGTCTAACCCCATTTGAGAGATGGCGCGATGGAGACGCCTGAGCTCATGCTCATAGCTCTCCTTGATGTCAGCCACCATGAGCCTGAGCTCTTTATTTTCCGTCTCTAGTTGGGCCTTGGTCTTGCTCATTTAGCTGTACCTTTGCGCTTCTGTATTTGAGCCTAACACAGGGGGGCTTGTGTCGCTAGCCAGATAAGCGTCAGCCTTATGGTGTGTTGAGGCGCTCGTGTAGATGGTGGGCTCAAGTGTGCCACCTGTTACTGTGACCCCATGAGACGCGGTGAAGGTGATCACGTTCCCGCTTATGCTGTCAATGGTTAGCCCTGTGATAGCGTTGTCATGGTCACCCCTTGGCAGATAG